AGTGCCCTCTGAACGGTGTTGTATAGCCGGATAAACGGATTCAGTATATCTATCACCCGGTTGATTGCATTCTCTAATCGGCTCAGAAGCGAGTTGAACACACCCGTCACCGTGGAGACAACGCCAGTCCATATTGACTCGATGCCCGAACTCAACGAGGACATTACGCTGAGCACTGCATCCTTGAAGCCGTACCAGAGGTTCTTGAGACTGCTAATCAAGCCTTCCCATTTGCTCCGAATAGAATTGGATGCTTCAAGGAACTTGTAGACGATGATAGCCAAAAGTTGCAACAGTGTACGTTTGAAATCTTGCCACTTCTGTTTCAGCCACTCGACAGGCCCACCCGCTGCCGTTACTTCTGCCATAAAATCCTTGATGGCCGGTATCACCTTATCCACAAACCACTTTGCTACCGCCTTCGCTGCTTTTGCCAGGTCTTTTGCCAGAAGGTCTACGAACGCTTGAAACTCTGGTGATTCTAGCAGGTCGGCCAACTTCTCGAGCGCGGGCGTGATGGCCTTGGCAATTGCTTGTAAGATGATGCGCTTGGCTCTGGCGAATGCTCCGCCTATCCGGTTCATTGCTCTGCCGAAGCGCGTAGTTGCTTGTGTCGCTCCTCCGATACTCTCTTCTGCTACGTCCATTGCATCACTCGGCTTGCTCGATGACGCTACCCTGTGCCTGGACATAGCCCTCACTGACTTGACCCCACGCACCGAAGGCAACTTGAGCTTGTGCGGCTGCGGCCTCACTCGCAGCAGCGGCGCTCGATAGTCCCTGTGCCGCCCCCGCTGCCTGTTCGTCAACGCTTTCGAGTGCACCTGCTACACCACCACCGCCTTCCATCGCGTCGTACATTGCGCCGAAGGCGGAGCGGAGGCCCAGCGCCGCGCCGGCGGCGGCAAATAGGCCAGCGGTGAGCACGCCGCGCAGGATGCCGCCCAGCCCACCCATAACGCGCCTTGCAAGCCCACCCTCTTTTCTGAGATCTCTCAATCGCGCAATGAGGCGACCCGCGCCCTTCACCGCAGGCCCGGCCATCGTCGCGGCCATCTTGCGCGCCGCAGCTCCAAGGCCGTGCATCGTCGGCCTAGTGATCTTGAGCGATGACCGCAGCTTGCCCGTTTGCTGGCGCAAACGAGAGAATGCGCGGTCCGCCGTACTGGCCGCACTCACTTTGATTTGTAGCTCTCTGTCTGCCATCGCTATACTTGTAGTGCCTGTGCGACCCGCACTTTATCAGCCTCGCTCAATTCACTAAATGGCTTTTGCAACGCGCGGTACAAGTCGAGCAAGTCCAAACCGCAAATGATAAGCCCGACATCCTCACGCGCTAGTTCTGACGGCCTGCAATGCAGCCGCTCACACAATGCCATCTCGACGACCTCCCACGGTATCGCTCCCTGATCCTGCGCCGCCCCAATGACGGCGCGTATCAGTTTTTTGGCGTTTCCTCCTGCGCCATTATCAGATCAATCAGGTACACCAGGTCGGTCTCAAAGTCGAGCGTTTCCATCACCTCGATGGTCGGCGGCGGGAGCAATGGCAACTCGCCATTTTCGTCCTCGTCTGCCCACAGGTCCGTCCAATTCCAGGCGATAACTTTGTGGGCCAGGAGCGCGTACATTTCCGGCATTGACTCAAACATCTTCATCGTCTCTGCCGTCGTGATGGCGCTGCTTTCGTCCCCGCCCAGTGCGGCGAGCCCCAGCATTGCCGCATAGTCCCGACCACTCGTTTTCTTGCGAATTTCTACCCACTGTCCCGCACGCGGATAGAATATCTCGCCGTCCTCGCCCTCATAGGCCAGGTGATCGCACGACACGCGCAGCGTCCGCTTGACTCGCTTAATTTTACGCGAACCCATAGGCGGTAATTCCAGATGAGGTGGAGCCGTTCGTGAACCCGAGCGTTGAGATTACCGCCGAGGTGGTGCTGCCGCTGCTGCTAAACTCGGTGAACAGCATCACGCCGTACCAGTAACTCGTCAGCGTGCCCGAACTCGGATAGATCCACATTCGCGCCTCAGTGCCCTGGGCATCCATCAACACCTTCGCATCGAGCGGTTGGAATGCCGTAAGCGTGCCAGAAGCAGCTTTCTGCCCTCCGACGTTGCGAACGTGTGCGTCCACGAATTGCGTCACCTCGACGGTGTTGAGACTTATTGACAAGTCCCACGCGTTTGCATTCGTGATGATGTCAGTTCCGATCTGGATTCTACCATTGTACCCATGTATTGGATTCCCCATCTTACAACCTCCTCAAAATTGGTTCTACGATCTCTCTTGCCCTGCTCTCGAACGTGCAGCCCTGAACGTGCGCCTGCGCCAGTTTCGCCAGTCCCTTACGCTCCTTCGGCCTTTCCATGAAATATTCGATTCGTTCCTTCAGGCTGTCTGCATCCCGATACGTTGGGACGCTATCCCCGAACACTTCCCGCAACTCTGGCCGCTTGTCATCACATAGTTGAAACGCCCCGCAGGCCGCTATCTCGTAGGCACGCGGCCCGATGCTGGCGGCTCCACCTGGTGCAATATTATCCCCCAACTTGGTCTTGAACGTGCGGTGATGATTGAGGCAGATTTTTGCCCCGTTGTACCACCGCGCCAGTTCATCGTTGTCCACGAGTTGCCCCTCTGCCCGGCCCTCTGTGTACTCTGTCAAGTCGAGGCCGGTCACGCGCACGTCGAACGGCAGGCCATATAGTTGCTTGAGCAGCCGCACGCGCTCAGGCCACAATGTGCCGTGAAAGAGCACGTCGCTTCGATAGTTGCCGTTTACCCTGATGCGCTTGTGTACATCCGGGTCGTATGAGTGCGGCAAGTACGTCACTGGCACACTCGCCTTGCTCAACGGTTCAACACTCAATCGCTCATTCGTGAAAGCGTGCGCAATGCGTGCGCCCTCCAGTATCCGTATTTGCAAATCATCCTCGTATGGCGATTCTGTCAATAGCATCACAAGCGGTAAGTTCATCCTCGCCAGCAAATCATAGGCGTGTTTGTGCAATGCTCCACCGCTGACGATTATCACGACATCTGGCACAAACTCAATCGCTGCGATGACGAGGTGTTGAGACGAGTGCAGTACCACGTCGTTTCTCTCTAGTTGATATTGGTCGTTGATCGTGTCCCAGTGCGCCAGCGTCTCCCCATAGAATACAAGCCACTTGTGATATGGATAGCCATACACGATATGGCCCAGGTTGCACAGCGCCTTCTCGTAGCCCGCTGCCACGTCGTAGGTGCTATGTGTCGGGCCGGGATAGGCTATCAGGATTCTCATTGGCTGGCCCTCGTCGGTGTTGGCTCGCTATTCCACGGTGTGGGCGGTGGCGGATACTTTGGTGGACCCGCTTCCCGCGTTGGGAAGATGATACCGATTTCTTGCCTCATGATACACGGCGCAGACGAGTTATATTGTGGCGCTGGTGTTGGCAATGACGAAATGGATTGTGCATCACTACCTAATATCAAAGGCGCAATGATGGTGAAAACAATCACCATCACAATGAAGCAGATCGCATCTCTTGTGGTCGGTTCTCGATACATCACGTTATATACTCCGTCACCGCAACCCTGATCTCGCCATAGTGACACAATGCCCCACCGACAAAGCGCATATCGAAGGCGTCCAGTTGTGCCCGTGCCGCGTAGTAGAATGTCGTGCCATCGTGTAACGTGCCATCGCTGTCTATTGCCTCCAGCACATCTTCAATCAGCGCCGCCGCGTTTTTCTCTGTTTCGGCGTCGTCATCGTGGCCGTAGTACATCCTGACTTTGAAAGCCCAGGTGCGCAGCGTTCCGCCAGTTGCTGGAAAATCATTCAGCTCTGCCGTCGCTGGCCCCGCCTCGATGTCGAACCCCAAAAACTTGTCGGTTGACGTGCCGAATATCGCTATCACCTGGTCATACGTTGCAGCCCAGCGGCGATAATCGTACACGTTTTTTGTTCCACTTACAGCGTTGACGATAGCGTACAGCCTGGCCCTGATCGTTGCCTCTGACACTATTCTAGCCGCCTAACTATATTTTCTGGCAATGCGTCCCATAGCCGCTCGACGTGCGGTAGTGCATTCTGGAAGCCGTGCCAGAACATCCCCGCGCCCTTCGTGCCCCGCTTTCCGATGGCGCGTGCTACGAGAAAGGCTGCACTTCTGATTTCCTTTCTATCTGTCACGATCCCCTTGCGATATAGCCAGTACGCAATTGGCCCCAAGGGCGGCATCTTGCCAGGTCGCCTGCCTCGCTCCACCGGCCACGCATAGATGAGCGGGTTCATCACGCTACCGACGAGACTGACGGGTGAGCCTACAATATCCGTCGTCGTCGCTGCCCTGAGTGCGCCCGTATTGACCGGTGTCTCGACCACGACGGCCTGATGGAAAACTGCCAGGCTCTTTTCCATCGTCTTGTACATCTCATCTGCGACGATCTCAGGATAGCGCCCCACCAGGTCTTTCATCAGCTCGTCAAAGCCTTCTAGTTCAATGTCCCAGTTTTCAGTCATCATTCAAACCATAGCGCGTGCAGTGCGAGAAAACCGGCAGACCTGACCGGCTTCATTCCGTGCTTGGCAAAAGCCGCTGTCCAGTAATCTGCCGGCTGTACGTTGATGTGCACCTCTGGCTCGGTATCATCTGGCGTCGAAGAGAACAGTATGCTATCGGCGTGGGCGCAAATATTCTCTACCATCGCCAGCGCATCCTCTGGCGGCATGTGTTCCGCGACCTCGATGCACGTTATCAGGTCGTAGCGCCTTGGTAGCGGATCTACCCCGCTCGCCAGACTCAGGAACGGGCGCACAATCCCCGCTGCCCGCGAGAGTGCATATTCCGACGTATCTATCCCCCACGCCTCGATGCCCCGCGCCCGCAATTGCCCGACTAGGTAGCCGAAAGCACAACCTATGTCCATCACGTACTGAGGGCCATAGAAGTCAAAGATGTATTTTGCTATGCCGTCGAAAAAGCCGTACCAGTACGGGTGATGGTAGGGGAGTGGATAGTAATTGTCAAAGTACGCTTTATCGTGCATCAGTGAAACAGATACCCGCGCCCGCGCCTCCAGGTCGGCGTCGTGTCTAGGTCTACGAACTCACCCGCCGCAGCGTCACGTACCGCGCCATCACCTGCTGCCGCCAGGCCGAGCAGGTTATTGTACATGTCGCAGAACTCACGTGCCCGGTTGCTAAACTCTGTTGCTTTCGTCGTGTGCGCCGCGCTATCTACGCCTACGAGTGTATCCCCGATGCGGCTGTACTTGGCAGCGATAGCACGGCAAATCAGGCAAGCCGACTTGTAGCAGATAGCATCAAAGTCCCCGTCGGGCGTCGTCGTTTGGAGGATTGCGGCGGTAAAGTTGTCCACGTCTGCCACCGCTGTTACCCGGTGGCTTGCCAAGTCGGGATTGACCGCCTCGACGTACTCCGAGCCATTGTAGTACGTATAGTCGTCTACGCTCAGTCCGTGCGCCGTCTGCGGTACTGCCACCGTCGTGCTGCTCGCCGTCCACTTATACGGTATCGTGTACGCAATGCGCCAGGTATCCGTCGCGGCGGGGGAGGCGTTCTTAAAGTACAGATAGCGTGTTTGCGTGCCGCTCACATCTACCCAGTAGTCATCATCATAGTCGTCAACTTCCAGGTAAGTCGGCGCTTCATCGCTCGCCACCGTCGCCGCCGGGTATTCTATCGAAAGCACGAAGCCATCAACCCACTGCGCCAGCAACGCGGACCCGCCTACCATCACGTAATACTTCCCACCGTCGCCGCTTTCGTCCTCGACGTAGATGTCTGGTCGGTCGTGGCTGTATGCGCTCACAGCGGCCCTGATCTGCCGGTAGCGTCCAGCCAGCGCCAACTCCTCAACAGTCGCCTCGTTGAGCAGTTCGTCTGTGACAGTCAGAAACGACGAAAGCAAGTAGTTGGTCACTAGGTGTGCTCCCAGTATATGATGCTTAACGTGATCGTCGCTTGATTCGCCAGGCCGTCACTGGAGGCGAGGCGGGCGCGAATTTGCGAATTGGCCGCGACCTCTTCAGAGCCGATGACGTAAACCTGATTTCCATAGAACCCGCCTTCTATGGCGAAACGAATAGCAGTTACGGTGTCATCTCCAGCACCTTTGTACAAATTCAACTCGAAAACACCATCCTTATTACAACTCTCAATCGAAACAGCCATGATATGAAAATCGTTCGTGATGACTGAGCCTGCAATGACAGTTGCGTATGCGCCGAGTGCCCAGTTGGTATCACCGCTGATGACCGTAGCACCTGCGGCGAGTGTCGGGTATACGTTTCGCTCTACATGTATACTGTCGTATAACGCATCAGCCCGCGAGTACAGGCTGTTACCATCGTGCGTGTCGGTCTTGCTGCCGATGACATCGGCCATAGTCGTGTTGGCTGTGGAGTTTACCGCCGGTATAGATGCGCCGTTCAGTATCGCAACCATGTTACAACTCCTCCACGAATGTGATTTGTACGCCGTAGGTTCTCGTGTCTGTATTGGTATATGCCACGTCGATGCTATCCCCAGGCTCTAGCCAAAGCTCGCCATCGGGATACCATATCAGTGCGGTTGTGCTAGATGCGCTCAGGTCTACGCTATACAGAAGCGTGTCGTACGCTACACCGGCCAGCGCGTTCAGCGTGATCGTAAAGTTCTCGCTTGTCGTAGGCGCCGCGCTCAGTTTGAGCGTGACGGTCATTACCCGGCTCACACGTTTGGCTGCAAGGCTGAGCGATATAGCCACCGCACCCGTTGCTTGCTCTTTGATGAGAGCTTGCCTGTTGGCTGTTTGATATTCAGTTGCCATAATGCTCCTGTTGTCATAGCGGGGGGCATTCCTGCCCCCCGGCTATTCTTCTACTCAACGTCAGGCGGTCTAGCGATAGCGACGCTTGCCGGGATGCAAGCCAGCAATTCCCAGGTCATTATTTGGCCTTTGGATTCACTTTCGGCTTCTTTGCCTTTTCTTTTTCTGCCTCGGCCAACTTATCGAGCGCCGCCTGTGCCCGCTCGCGTGCCATTTTATCGGCTTTGCTTTCTTCCATCGTTTCCCCCTTAGTCCGTACCGCTAGCCTCTACCGCGCCGGTTGCATTATTGATGACGTGGTTGCCGATGCACTGGGTTGCACTATTCGCATGCTCGATTGCGTCAGAGGTAGCAGTGATGTAATTATTGTACAGATAGCTCGTGCCGTTGTTGTCGTCAATGCCCTTCGTCGGACGGGCAATTAGATTGTTCCACGCGGTATACTGCGACGCTGTACAGGTGTCCTGAATCCAGATACCGGCAGTCGTGCAATGAATGACGTTATCGTGAATTCTGCAATTGTGCGCGTATTTTTCATCGCCGCCTCGGTGATACAAGCCGTAGGCCATCCCAGTCGACTGCCCACTCTCGACGCTACAATATCTCATCGTTAGATGCGTGCAGTTATCGGTATCAACGGCAGTCGCCGCTACGGCTGCACCGTTCGTGAATGTACAAAATTCAATCAGCGAATTATTGCATATTCCGATGTCAAGGCAGGGAACGGCGGTGTTGACCTCTAGCCACAAGTTGTACAGATGCGTACCCAGGAACGTACCGGTGATACAACTACCGGTTGCTGGGTGAATTTCTGCCATCGTGTCAGTACCACGGATGCCGGTCCCGACAAGATGACAATAGTACGCAGGCGTCAAGTTTTCAGCATAGACACCCGGCGCAATATAGATAACGTTATACCTATCTGGCGTAGTGCTCCAGTCGATAGTGGCATTGCTCAACGTAATTGCAGCCTGAATAGTCGCTTTTGCGCTATCCCAACTCGACCCATCGTTATTGTCACTGCCATTGTTATCTACATAGTAAAAGTTTTCTGCGCCAGGGAAATCCATGCCGACGGGCGTGCCGCCCATGTGGAACAGTTGCGCTTTGGTAACCGATTTTGACATCATTCTCTCCTATCTACGGGGCGGGGGTCCGACCCCCGCCCCATCTATTCTGTTAGCTCCACTGCGTGCCCGGCATAAACCAGATTTGCACCATGATACGGGTGTTTACAGCCGCGCTGTTCGCATCAAGGCTGACGACGCTGCCATCCTCAATCGTAACGGGATCGTTCGTGCCGCCCATCACGGTTGATTTCCAGGTTCCGGGCGTTGCCAAGAGGGCGCAACTGATTGCGCTGATTGCCGCCGTGCCGTCATCGTTGATGTCAATGGTCAAGTCGGGATCGTCTACCGACGGCGCAGCACACACATAGATAATGGTCATGTCACACGGAGCGGTAAAATACTGGTATAGCGCGCCCAGCGTGACGCCAACCTCACCCTCACAAATCGTAATTACAGAAACATTCTCAAGTCCCATCATTCGCCTCCTAGACGTTGTTTTTATGAAGCGGCCTGAAGTCGGCCACCGGTGCGCAGTCATAGGTAGAACTGAACCGATAGATCATCAGCCGCACCTTGTAGCGCCATTCGTCGTTCGTGAACACCGCGCCGCTCGTCTCGTCCCCGGCCTCGTAGACAGTCGGCACGCGATGGCCGCGCACGTAGATCATGTAGATAGCGGGGAAGAGTTGCGGGTCTGCTACCGCTGCCCAGTCATTCGCATCCGTCCAGTCTGGAACGGTGACAACCTCAAACTGCTGATAGTACGGGTTGACGTCGTTGTCGGGACCGCCTGGCTCATATTCGGAATTGCGAATCTGCAAGGCGGCTGTTTCCAGATCGTCGGGCACGAGTAGGAACTTGGGCGTGATTTGTGCCCGCCTGCCGGCACCGAGTTTCTGGACAGTCTGCTTGCGCATCGCGGTGCGGGCGGCTCCCCACGAAGTGAAGGACAGCGCCGCCGTCAGCAGGTTGGCGTGCCCAGTCGCGGTAGTTGCAGCGGTTGCGTTGAAGAGTGCGCCAGTATCGGACAGCACCGGCCCGGTCGCCGTGTTCGTCGTGAACACAGCTGACACCTTGGCGCTCTGCGTGTTATACCACGAATCAGCTAGCCGCTTCGGGATGGACTGCAAGACGTTCAGCTTATCCTTCAGCATCGTCTCCAGCGTCACCCCGACGTAGTTACCGTGTTTCACGAATGAACTGGTTTCCTCGTCATCGGCCAACTCGATAGGCGTATACGCTCCACCTTCTAACACGATGTCCAGGTTCTCGAAGCCATAGGCCCGCACGAGCGTTGCATCGTCAAGCGTGTCAACCTCCAACTCGCTGACGATAGGTGCCCACCATTCCTCTCGCACCGAATAGTCGGCGGCGAGGAAAAGGTTGACGGCATTCTTCGTGATGCTGCCCACATCGTTGGCCTCAGAAACCCGCATCGAGTACGGATCTCCGACGATCTCCCACAGCCAGTTCGACAAGCGGCGCGGGCTGTAGTTGTCTCGTCCTTGCTTAATCCAGACCCGGAAGCTCTCTGGCAAACGCTCACGGACATAGTACGTGTCGTTCGCTTCGAGCGCCCGCATTCCGCCGCGAATGCCGCCGCGATTGGCCATCAACTGAATCAAGCCGATCTCGGCCTTGTCCAGCGGCGTCATGCTGCCCATAGTGCCGATGGTGCGAACGCTCCCCGCTCCCCTAACTTGCCCGCTGGTATCAGTCGCGGCTTGCGCCTCTTTCGCGCGCTTGATGACGCTCATCAGTTCCTCCTTGCCGAACACGCGGCCCTTGAATGCCGTTTCAACAGTCGCACGCATCGGGCCGAGTTTCGCGGCATCCAGCACGTCACGCAACAGCCTATCGCTCTCAGCCAGTCGCAGGCGATACTCAAGTTGCCGCACCCGCTCGTCCATCTCGACAGATTCAGGCGCAGAAACCTCTTCGCCCTCCTCGACGACCTCGGCAACCTCATCAGCGACCACCTGCGCGGCATCAGCCACGGCCTGCGCGGCCTCCACCGGGTCGGCGTCAGCAGGCACCTCTTCGGCCACAGCCGCCACTTCCTCGACCACGGCATCGGCGGCCTCTTCAGCCGTGATCTCTTCCTCCGCCTGTTCGGCGGTGTGTGCGGCGAGGGCCTCCGCAACCCATTCCATTACCTGTTCTTTGGTAATCTCCATCTCTACCTCCTGGTTATTTTTCGCGGCCAGAAGTCGATTGAATCTGCCCCCTGCCGCTGGTTCCGAAACGATGTCCAAACTTACGATGTGCTCAAACGCTTTCACGACCGGATAACGCTGGCCCTCATGTAGTACAGCGCGCCCCTCTTGTGTCAGCGTATCGACACTGAGTCCAATGTGCTCCAAGACGCCTGAATCGTGCGCGTTCTTGAGTTTGTCTGCCGCTGCGCTGTCCACGATGATGAGGCGGGCGCGTAGCTCGTGCGTCGCCTCGTCAAAGTGCGGATTTTGTAGAACGCCGACTCCCTCACTGAGAAAAGAGCGCATACCAGCGCGCTCTTTGAACTCCTTATCTGTCAGATGATTGTCATAGACCTTGACGCCATCCCACTGCGCCGCGCTCTCGCGGATACCGTCAACTTCGTACAGCCTGCCGTTCTGCGACCTGACGTACTCGGTCCCGCCGATAGTCACCAAGTCGTCAGGCGAAGCAGGCCCGATAATCGTGATGTCCCACTCTTTGCCCGTTTTCGCGCCGGTGCTGGCAAGCTGCGCTTCCAGGTATTCGGTGCTGCGCTCGCCGGCAGGCGGAGGTGGCGCGTTTTCCTC